TCACAAGTTTGTTAAAAGAACGTAGGTAATTTAATAGGGCATGGATTGTTGTTAATCTCGTTGTTAACTTGCAATGGTTTCGGTTCTTACGGTACTCTGTACTTCTGGTCAGTGATGCGTGTGTACCTGGTCTCAAACATTTTAAGATATGATCGAAGGTTCGGGTAATCAACGTTTTCCTCGAATTCCACACGTCTAATTTGCTCGATTGCGTCAGAATAAGTGTATTAATAATCTTCTGTTGATAAATGTTCCATCTCGAGGTATTTAAAATATAAACATGCGAGTAATGCAGGACCGAAAATCGCAAATGCGCCAACTGTGAAAGATGATATCAATGGTAGATAGATGACCCCACAAACGACAATAGCAGCTTTCACGAACTTGAGGTTCGCTAAAATCCAAAAATTGGTCAAATCGATTTTAAAAATAACACTACACAACGCTTTGATGTTGATTAAGGATATGTCGAATGTGGTTTTAAGCATAATCTTGAATATTTTCCACATGGCGTTAAAGTTCACATAGTGATGCTGTTTTGCGATGCGCCAATCGTCGATGTCTTACTCAGCGTGTGGTTCATGTGCGAACTCATCGAGTTTGATTTTAATCATTGGTCGAGTATCACTTTGTACTATGAGTAGAGGATATTTGAAATTAAAAACCAAATTTTCATTACCGTCGTCAATTATGCTCTCCTCATCATAATTAATGCGAGGTTGATTAGTTTACTCAGCACACATGTCTCTGGCTGATTTGGGGTCGTCGTTGATACTAGCAAGTTCAAAATGTGCCCAATTGTACGCGCAATCGTCTTCAGATTCATGTAATTACTCAAATGGATTCCATTGTTCAATATCACTCTCTGCAGATTCACGATATTAAATTAATTATGGCTCAACTGGATCGAATATCACTTCTTCTGCCGTGGGATGTGTAATGCGATACGCGTTTTAACAGTCAAGTTGCTCAAAAAATCTAAAATTGCATGTAAAACTAAATCCATTAACTTCTACATTGTTTTCCTCGATTAATCGATTCCAATCTTCATGACTAATGATTGAAGCGCACTCAGAATCATTAAATGATCTTGGACTATCTCCTGGGCTACAACATCCACGGTGTTGTATTGTGCCAGGACTCACGACGCCAAATGATGCTTATGAATCGTTTTGTTCGCCACACTCGCGCTATTGTGCATATATGCCTGCATCAAGCACAGAGCTGGCTCGCAACCTATCGAACACTGATGAGACCATTGAATTGTCAGGTTGATCTAGCGTTTGAACTTACAATC